AATAATGACTTAGCAAAAGCAACTAGGGACTACATTGCTAACTATGCGGAAAGAATGTTGGAAGTTGAAATGTGTATAAGAGCAAACATCAATCAACAAAAGTTCCCTTGGTTTATCAATGCTACTGAAAAAACTAAGAAGTCATTACAATTAATATTTGATAAAGTTGAAAACTTTGAGCCTTTCATTTTAGCAAATAGAGAAATAATGGGAGAAGCACCTTTGGAGGTTTTAACCATGTCTACTCCATATGTAGCTGACAAGTTAAATTCATACAAGTATGAACTTGAAAGAGAGATTTTAAGCTTCCTATCTTTAAATAACAACTTTGAAAAGAAAGAAAGATTATTAACTGATGAAGTAAATTCTAATAATGATTTTATTCACACAAACGCAATGTTAATGTACAAAGTTAGATTACAAGCATGTGAGCAAATTAATAAAAAGTTTGGATTAAATGTTAGAGTATTACCAAATAAAGAAATGATTAGTAAGTATTATGTTGAGGAAGAAACAGAGGTGGAAGAAAATGAGTAGTAAATACACGTTACAACTTTATTACATTTATAGAGATAAAAGTTATAACTTATTTGACCAACCTTACAATTTATACAATAATGAACTAAAGCCTTACTTTGAGGAAAAATTCTTTCAGCATTTTATGTTTCATGAAATAGGGTTTGACAATATTAACATCTTTAAACAACATCTAATTTCCACATTAAATGACATTTATCCAAAGTATAAGCAGTTATATGAAACAGAGATAAGATGTCAGAATATAGACTTTATGTTAAACAAAGATTTAAAAGAAAGTTATGTAAGAAAATTAAATGGAGTAACAGAGGGAAATAGCCAAGCTACATCTAACAGTAATAATAATTCTACTAACAATGACTTATCAATAGCAAATGATACTCCACAAAACAAAATTGATGACTTAGACAAGTATATGACATCTGCTAGTAAGTCAAATAGTAATTCAACAAATAACTCAACAACTAACGCAAACAATAGTGTATCAAATAGGTCAAACAATACCGAAGAATATGAACTAATTTCTCAAGGTAATATAGGTGTAACATCAAGTGCAGAACTCCTTGAAAAATGGAGAGCAGTATTAATTAATATAGATGAAATGATTTTCAAAGAACTTGAAAACTTGTTCTTATTTGTATATTAAGGAGGTAATAACATGAGTGATATTGATATTAACAGAGTTCTACAAAACATTGGGGAATTACAAGACCAAAATGCTATAGACTTTCAACAATGGAAGAGATTATGGCAAGAAATAAAGAAAATAAGGGAAGATATAGAAATAAGACAAAGAAACCTAAATCTATTAATTAAAAAAATTAATAGTGATATAGAAAAATTAAATGAAAAAGTTAACAGTTTATCGTAAAATTTATAATTATATACGCAAATAAAATCAATTAATCATACAATAAAGTGTAAATGTAAAATTTACATTTTATTGTAAAAGGAGGAGTAAACTTTGATAAGAGGAATTTCAGAAGATGTTTTAAGAAGAGTGTATGATTTTTCAGACATGACAAACGAAGAATTAAGATGTAAATTCTTTCAAAAGCTACAAGAATGTATTGAGTTATGTAATAATTCTAGTGCTATACTTGAGTGGTTAAAAAATGAGGGGTTGGAAAAAGAAGTAAATGAATTACTTAGTCAATGGGAAGAAGATGGGACTTTAGAAAATCTAATTAACATTGACATGCTAAATAAAAAATTAGATAAAGAAATTTTTGATAACACTACCGAAAGTATTAATAATAATATAACCACAATTAATAAACAATTGGAACAAAAGGTGAGTTTTTGTAACACAATAACAGATTTAAAAAATACCGACTTAAAAAACGGTGATATTGTTAAAACGTTAGGATATTATAATATCAACGATGGTGGAGATGGTTATTATATTGTTAGAATTAAAAAAGAAAGTGATATAGAAGATAATGGTTTAATTCACTTTTTAAACGATAATTTAGTCGCAGAACTTATAATTATAGATAAAGAAATTAATATACTTCAATTTGGTGCAAAAAATGATAAATCCAAAGATATAGGTTTGCTAGTAAATAATTTACTATCAAAATATAAAAGCGTATATATCCCAAAAGGTAAATATTTAGTTGAAACTACTATTAAACCAATCGGCGAAAATAATTTAAAAATTGATGGTGAATTGTATTATAGTGGTAATGAAAGTTGTATATTGATAGAAACCGCTTATAATAAAATAACCACATTTGATATTTTTGCAGAGGGAAACGCTATTAAATTAAAAAATAGTACAAGCGAAAGTAAATGTGCTTATAACTATATTGATTTAAAAGGATTTGTTAGGTCTAATTTAGACCATGCATTAATCTTGCATAGTACACAAATGGGGATAAATTATAATGAAATACATTTTCAAACTTTAAAAGCCCCATCAAATAAAAACGCTATTTATATAAGAACAGAGGGATCAAGCCAAACAACACCTACCTTTATAAATGAAAATATAATAAAAGGCGGTCAATGTACTGGCGGAGAATATGGAGTATATATTGATACCTACGCCGATAAATATAAAGGTGAAGTTAATGGAATGAAATTTAGTACAATTTCATTTGAAGGAGTAACAAATGGTGTATATTAATAATGCTAGGTCTAATGTTTTTGATTATATTAGAGTCGCAGAACTTAGTGGAATTTATGTAAAATTTGAAGGACTTTGTGATGGTAATCAATTTAATATATTATCATTAGTAATGTCTTCAAAATTTGATGTTACTGATATTAGCACTACAAAAGCAAATATTAATTTTATAAATTGTGAAGTGTGCGATACTTCATACAATCGTGTAGGTAAAGATTTGATAATAAGAAAAGGTAAGATTTTGCCTGTTCAACTATTGGATAAAATTAATATGTTTGTTGTTGGTACAAGTGATGGTAATTACACATATACAAACGATACTTTCTACAATTATTTGACTATTGTTAGTTCAGCATCACCAACAATTAAATTGAACAGTTATTTTTGTTCAAGTGGGTTAAATGAATTATATGTAAGAATACAAAATGGTTCAACATTTACGTTGAAAGATAGTAATAACACAGTTATACATTCGTACACTAATAGTAGTGGAACTGATGAGTTGTTTAAATACACATGTTTTAATAATTCAGATAGAGATAGCTGGATGAAAATAAAACTATCACCTATATGGTAACAAACACTTGATAAAATTGTTCATAAATGAGTAAGGAGGTAATAACATGGAAGAAATAGTAAACGTAATATCAAACGTAGGTTTTCCAATTGCTTGTTGTGTTGTAATGTTTAACAATAACAATAAGTTTACGGAAACACTAGGTAATCTAAATGTAACATTAAAAGAAATATGTACACGCATGGATAACTTAGAAGATAAAATTAACAAATAACAATGGCACCTTTACGGTGCTTTTGTTTTAAGGAGGTAATTATGGAATTTTATAATTATGACAAAATATGTAGTTACAACGCAATATGGAATTTTGTTTTGACAAATAGAGGATTTGGAAAGAGTTATGGGTTAAAAAAGAGATGTATCAAAAACTTTCTTAAGAAAGGTGAACAATTCATATACTTAAGAAGATGGAAAACTGAACTTAAAGATAATGATAAATGGTTTGACGATATAAGAAAAGAGTTTCCAAATAATCAACTTGAGTTTAAATTTGGGAAGTTTTATGTTGACGGTAATGTCGCGGGTTTTCCTGTTGCTCTAAGTGTATCACAAAGATATAAATCAGTTGCATACCCTAATGTAACAACAATAATGTTTGATGAATTTTTAGTTGACCGTAGCGCAGGTATGAGATATATAACAAATGAAGTTGATGTCGCTTTGGACTTTTATGAAACAGTAGCAAGAACTAGAAACAATGTGAGAATGTATTTCCTAGGTAACAACATATCAAGAGTAAATCCTTACTTTACTTATTTTAATATAAATTAATGACGGTGAGAGATTTACATTAGCACGTGATGGTGAAATGGTTATAGAATATAGTACTAACGATGTGTTTATAGAAATGAAAAAGGAAACTAAATTTGGTAAACTTATTCGTAATACAAAATACAGTGATTATGCTATAGACAATAAATCATTAAGAGATAGTAATACATTTGTAGAAACGATGAGCTTAAAACATTGTGATGAATACTTTGCAGTTGACTACAAGGGTCAAAAATACATGGTTTGGGGTAACATTGTAAAAGACATACTTTATATAACAGACAAGCCTACCAAGACGGCTAGATGTTACTCTGTTTTAGCTTCCGACCACAACGATAACACATTTTTAAATAATAAGTACGTTGGTAACAGTTGCTTTAATAACTTAATAAGATATTTCCAATTTGGTAAGGTCAGATTTAAAACTATAGAAATTAAAATCAGTATGTATGAGATGTTAAAAGACTTAGGAGTAAAATAAAAGGGTACACGTAATTGTGTACCCTAAATCTATATTTAAGAGGTGATGGTGATGACTATTATAGTGATTTAAGCATTCTTTCACTTACTACTAATCTGTATTTAACTTT